TGAGCGCTCGTCTACGAACTTACTGATCGCGATGCAGGCTTCCTCAAGGGAAGTCTCTGACAGATCAGCTTGTGTTCCAAACGTATTCGCTTGTGTCCCACCGCCATACAGCGGATGTGCGGTCGAAAACAGCTCCACAGCATCACCACCGGGGAAGCCAGAGTCGAAGCCATTGTTCAGAATGGCCGCGCCTTTCACTTCTTTAGTGTGTTGCATCGAGCGTGCAAGCGCCTTCGAGTACTTGCTGCCAATGCTGCCGTAGAGGTTGTCTTCCTCAGCTTCTTCAGTGAGTGAAAATGCCAGAGCAATCGTCTCGTGGACGTACCGAGAAACGAACGCTTCGCCGCCTTGGTCGTAATGCACAGGAGCACCTTCGGCTTTCACCGGGGCACCTGCCAGACCAGCGAGCAATACGTCTTCCTCGTATGCTTTCTGACTACTCTCCACATTGAAGATCGGTCGCCATTCTTGCTCGTAGCGACGATACTCCAAACCGAAGACCGTGTTCAGCCCTTCCTGCAATTGTTTGCGGAAACGGGCGCGATTCATAATAGCCATTACTTAACTCCCGTTTAAGAAACTGTTCTCAAGGTGCCGACGTACTCGCCTTCAGCAATCTGAACGAACCAGCGTGAGTTGGCTGTTGCCAGATCACTTGCGCTAATACCGTCAGCTTGCGGCGCGGAGCCGATAACCTTGACTTGCAGAATTGTGACACCGATCGAAGAAGCCTGAATTTCCTCACCAGAGCGCCCAGTTACTGCGCTGCCAGCGTGAGTGGAAACCATGTCTGCAAACAGTCCTACGGACGTTGCAGCCAGAATTCCATCAGACTGTACTTCGTACACGATGTTTGGATCAGTGAAGACGTGTGCTACCGCGTCAACTGATCCAGCGGTTGCGGTGTCAGCAGCCCAATACGGTGACCACACTACATCGCCATTTGCAGCGGTGTAATGACATCCGGCAAAGACACCAATGATCTCAGCGCCTCCGTCAGCTGTGAGAGCTATGTCTCTGCCTGCCCGTGTTGCGGCCATCGACACCAAGTCACCAGTAAAAATACTGGTGTCGTACGCACTTGCAATGGTGAAACTATCGTCGTAACGAATAGTCCCGCCAGCAAAATGGCGTACCGGGGTGAACCCCGTAGGTTGGTCGAGATTTGCCATTGAACGTTACCTCATTCATCGTCAGCCACCCCTGAGGGTTGTACCCTGATGCCGGGATGGGTCACCGATGTTTTATGGTCCTTAATAATCGGATGACCGGCTATCTGGGTTGACTCAAGGTCGTGTTCAACGGAGCTGATCTGCTGGGCGGTCGCCCGTTCAATCGCTTTCTTCCGTCTCGCGAGGACTTCGGAGTCAATCTCCATCAAGATGAGATCATCCACCACAATCATCCCTTCAGTCTTGTCCGCGAACACGGCGTAAATGCGCCAGTCTTCTGACAGCGTGTCTGGTGACCGAGGTCTCCAGCCTTCACGCCATGCACGGTTCAAGTTTTTGGGATCGTCCGCACCGAACAATGACTTTCTGACCCAACGTTGGGTCATTCCATCCTGACATTCTGGGGCATCCAATGAACTTGGACGTACCCATCCTGCCGCTTCTATCTGGTGGGTGGCATCGTACTCCGACATCTCGTCCACACGAGACTCGTGTCCATGGTCTGTGCCATGGGTGGTAACAGCTGGCTTAGGTGCTACCTTCTTGCTAGTTTTCTTTTTTGCTGCTGGCATCATCTTGCTCCCTTTTCGGCTTCGGCTTTGTTACGTGCAAATTCTTTCAACACCTCTGGATCGTTGGTGTCCAAGTTGAATTGCCGCATCGTGTCGAAGTCCTCCGGTCCTAGCTCGACTTTGCTGCTGCTCGTACGCTGGCGACGTGTTTCATTTCCACCGACTGGTGCGACTACATTCTTACCGCGACGTGCGTCTTGGTCGTCCTTGTTATCGTCCGTGTCGGTATCATCACCGGCAGCGCCCAAATCCTCATACAGTCCGGGTTCCTTGTCCTTCAGTCGCCTGTCTAATTCCTTGAAGTAGTCTGGCGAATCAGGTCTGTAGCCGTCTGCATAAACCTCTTTGTCTATGCGATTAGCAAGGCGCGTCTGGCGATCGAATCCATTAGCGCCGTACCAATCTCCCCGGTCATCCATCCATTGAGTCGCAAGCGACTTGTCGGACCTATCACCGTCTGGGGAAAGTCTATCATCATATGGCTGTACATTACCATCAGGTGATAACTCGTCAAGGCGTGTCTCTGCCAGCACTTTGTCAGCTTTCAGATCAGAGAGCTGCGTCGTGAGACGCACCTGATCGTCGGTGTTACCGTCCTCAATTGCTCTCTTGAGGTCGGCCTGAGTTTGCGTGTAGGCAGAGTCAGCCTGTTCGACGGTACTTTTCAGTGATTGCTTGTCCCGCTCATAGGAGCCTTTCGCCAATTGCTTGGCTTGGCCTTCCCAGTACGTAGCCCGACGATCTGATTCGTCGGCTCGCTTCCGCTCCTTTGTCTTGGCGCGTTGTTCGCGCTTAATACGGGCCAGCACCTTCTTCGAGTACTCGTCATCCTCACCGTCACTACTTGCGCCATCATCATCGTCATCCTGACCATCGGCATCTGCGGATCGTAGGTTGTCAATTTTGAGGTCGTCGTCATTGCCAGCAGCAGCGTCTGCCGCTTGTTCAGCGGGAGTGCGCGTGATGCCGTCGTCTTTCGTGTCAGCGTCCAAATCTATTGTAACCGGCTCATCCTCGTTGGTCCCGTGAAGGTCCTCGAAGACAATTTCATGTTCCTGTGGCATGTCTTGCCCCTGTTATAGATAGGCCCGGAAACTTGCCGGGTCTTTCACAATCCCCATGATGCCGTCGTCGTTCATCATGAGATACTTGACACCTGTCTTGGTCATGATCGTCTGTCCACCATAGGTGCCGTACATGATCCAGTCGCCAACCTTCGGCTTCGGGTTCATCTCGGCCAGCTTGATGCCAGAGCGAGTGACAGCCTTGTAGCACTGGTCACCCATGGCAACGACCTGCCCTACGTACGTCAGCAAGTTCTCTGACTCCAGCGCCTCTTCGGGCACCTCGATCTGAGACTCACCCCACGTCTTCGACGCTTCGTACGGTCGGATCAGGATGCGCCAGCCGATCGGCATGACAGGCAGCTCGATTTCAATGTCGGGCCTCCTTCCTATTGCTACCTCTGTCATGACTGATCTCCAGTCATTTCAGGAAGGTCAGCATCACGCTCAGCGTCTTCCATCTGGGTGAGCATGTCCTTCATCAAGCCAATGGCGAGGTCCATACCTTCAGCCTGCCCAACCTGACGGTGATACGTCTCCATGTTCGGCACCTGCCCCTTCTGCAACTTGATCGCCATGTTGCCCTTCTGCTGACCAACGACTGACTCAGCGTTACGTACGAACTGTCTTAGTGTCATCATCTAACTTTCTCCTTGCTACTCCTGCCAGTTTATCGAGCAGTGTTTGATAGTTTGCGCCGGTTTCCATTGCGGAACGGGCGAATTGTCGAGGGGATACACCGCGAACGCCCCGCTTACGCAGGAACTCGCGTGCTGCACGCACTTCTTTCGGTTTAACTTGTGCCACTCGGTCGTGCCTTTTTCTGTTGTGCAGCTTTTGCCGCTGCCAGCTTGTCATCTCGTTTGATCTTGGCTTCGTTGGCTCTTGCATCGCGTTGCTCCTTACGCTGTGCCATGAAGTCGTCGCGCTGCTCCTTGTTCATCGCCGCCATCTCCTGACGCTCGATGTCGGCCATCGTTGCCTCGTCCTTGCGCTCCTGATCGCGCATGTGTGCGTCGTCCTTGCGGCGCTCTTCAGCCTCGAAGCCTTCTTCGGTTTCGTCCATGGACATGCTTGGGTCCATGATCTCGATCTGCGGCACCTGCGCTGCACCCTGCGCCAGCTGCATCTCCATCTGCGGATCAAGCGGCTGCTCTGGTGAAAACGATCCCGGTGGTGGGAGTTGTCCACCCATCTGCCGGTTCATCTCCACCCAGTACTTGTAGCTGATGTGCTCGGCCATATGCGCCTGCATGATCGGCCCCAGCTGCTCCATCGCTTCTGGCAACAGCCCGTTCACGAAGTTCATGTGCACCTGTATGTGCGCATCGTGATCCTGATCAACGAACGCCTGCGATGACTGGCCCTGCAACATCTGCATGTTCTCACTGATCGGGTCGAGACGTTGCGGCTCGTTCTTCTGTAGGCACATCTCCCAGTCGGGTATGCGTATCGCCTTCAGGAAGCGCTCATGACACTCCATCTGGTTGTACAGCTGCGGGTGGCTGTCTGCCAGCTCGACCAGTGCCTGCCCCTGAGCGATCCTCTGCGTGCTGCTGAAGATGTTCGGGTCACTGATGGGGATGACATCAATGCGACCATCGTAGTCATTGCGCATGACCACAGAGTCTGCGTCTTCCACTTTGTAAGGATACTGGTCCGGCAGGAACTCATAGTTGAGTTCAGCACGGAGCTTGAACTCTTCAGCCGCCGCCATGTGAAGGCGACGATGGATGGCTGAGAATGGCTTGGAGCCTTGCTCTATGAGTGCGATGGTGGTGCCCACCGGACCAGTGTTCGATGCCTCGCCTGTCAACACCTCGGTGCTGTTGCCGAATGACTTGCCAGCTTCGAGCAGTCGCTCGAACAGCGTAGCCAATGCAGGCGCAGGGTCCTTGAAGGGTGGCGTGTAGAAGGCACGTGCCAGCTCTTCAGCCGACATGTTGACCTCTTTGTACACACCCGGTTCGATATGCTCGTCACCCGGCTGCATCTTCGCGTCATTGGACACGTAACCGCCCTGCATGTTGGCAAACGCAGCGGAGTCGAGCAGCGCCCTGATCGTCCCTGACGTAGCCTCAGCGACACTACCGATGATGTGCAGCAGACCGAAGCCGTAGAAGCCCAGACCCGGCAGGTATTTGTAGTGCGTGAACCAGATGCGTTTCTGCATCCGATCATCGTCTTCCTTCCAGTTGCGACGGATCGACAGGACTTCACGTGTGGTCTTCTCGACCGTGACGATGTACGGCAGCGGTGAGTTCCGCTCGTAGCGCTCCTGATCACTATCAAGCATTAGGTCGCAGTGGCACTCGTACACCGTGTACACGTCATCATCGGCATGAACGTCTGGCGTGCGTGAGTCGGCCTTGTCGCGGTTCTGGTGCTCGCGATCATCCATCGTGTCGGTGGTGTACGGCGTGGAGTCAGGTAGGTCGATCTCTTCCCAGAAACCTGTCTCGAACAACTTCTTCATTTCGCTCATATTCTTGAACATGCGATGCGTGTAACGCGGCGCACTGGCGAGGTCGGTTGCGATGTATGGCACGATGAAGTCAGGTGACTGAATGAAGCGACTCACCACCATGTCGGACACGGTGTCGTAGTACGTCTTCTTGAACGTGCTGCCTGCCAGCGGCAACGCGAATAGCATCGAGTCCACCTGCCAGAAGTACGATCGATCCTGATCGAGTATCTGGTAATTCATGTGATTCTTGATGCGTTCGGCCTGATCCTGCTTTTCCATGGTCATCTCACCAACAACCTTGGTCTTGACCGGCCCTTCACTGGGGAACACCTCTTCAATGGCGCGTGCTTGGAACTGCACTACCGCCTCACCAATGAGCGGGTACGTCACTGCACTCGCTCCCTCAAACGGCAGTTCTTCCAGCGGTATGTCGTTCAGGCCCAGTAGCTCCA